CCTTGCGCGACGGAGAACTTAACTCGATCAAGTCCTTGGAAACTGATGAATCCCTTGGTGATGAATATCTGTTTTCCGTACTTGTTCAGCGCCGAATAGTCATGACCGGCGTAGTTGGTGACGAACACCCTCACGTCATTTACTGCGGCTTCCATGCTGCCTCGCCTGGATCGTCCTTCGTGATTGTGACGCCGATTTCCGCCACTACAAGATGGTAGCCGTGTTTACTCGCCCAGTTGTAGAGTTCCTCAGCATCATCCTCCGTCAACGCGGCGTCTGGAAAGTACATCTGTCCAGCACCGTGTGAGATGGCAGCGCCAACGATCTCGACAACCGTATGTACCTCTGGCAACTCCATCTTGCTCATGAGCTGTTGTAACGCTTGCACAGTCTCAACTATCTTGAGTTCAGCAACAACGCGATCACCACGATTACGGATCGTGAACTTCTCCTTGAGCGTATCGTATGGAGCCTTGCCTATCCTCTTAGCAAGCGTCATGGCCTCACGTAAATGATACCCAAGCATGTGAGCATCCTTGGTGGGCCATGTCAGATCGGTCTTAGCCACAACCATCTGATCCAACAAGGATTTTACTCGGTTGATGACTGCTTCGTTCTTTGAGTAACCCATCCCTATTTCAGTAGTTTGGGTTTGTGTGTAGACACATGAACACAAAGCCAACGCCAACGACGCGAGCCAAGCAAGTGAGCGGGCGGAGCCTTACCGCATGTGGGACACACGATGCTCAGTCCCCAATACTTGCCAGTTCTACGGATGTCGAAGTAACTCTGCCACCCGTGAGGCAAGAGCGGCGAAAGGAACGCTGTTCCTACGGGAGTAATGCTCGATCTCGACTTCGACTCTCCCGAAGATGTAGGCTGCGTGTTCCTTGAGACTTGTTTCCTTCTTGTTGCTCCCATTCTTCTCCTCCTGTCGCCTAGATTCCACCCGCTTTCTTGCGAGTTCAGCCATGTGCCTCTTACCCTCGCGTGTCTGAGTCCAGTGCTTGCGACGACGAGACTTCTTCTTTGGTTGCTTCACTTTCCCCTCCTTGGGGTTCTTGTACAGTTCCTCGAGCAGTTTCCTGTAATCCTCCCTTATCTCTGGACTGGGAAAGACTCCTGTTATCATTGCCATCTTTCAACTCCGGATCGAGCCTTTTCTCTAAGTACAAGAACATGAATCGCATGGATTCACGATCGAAATCGAACGCTACTCTGGAAATATCTGATGGCTTTGGGCCACCCCAAGCGTATATCGCAGCCTTCATGTCCTCGTTGCACTTTGGATCGATCGCACGATGACTGCCATCTGCGAAGTGCAACTTGAATCCAGCTACGGGCCAGTAGTGGACCCCCCATCGGACTCCTTCTCTTTCGACCGACCCAACTCCGAAATCACCGACTTGTCCTGCCATGCGACTGTCTCGAATCGAATGTAGTGTGCCATGTAAACTAGCCGAATGAGCCACTTGGCGGGCGGCTCAAGCCACGGCAGCGTTCCTACCATTGACGCAATGTACTCAGCTGAGAAGCATAGCAGATCCCAATTGGTGAACCTGTTAGCTTGAAGTAGATACTGGTAAACCTTGTTGGTCCTGGCTTGAGGACCGTTCGCATCAAGGCTAACCTTCTCTATGAGAGACGCAACATCGAATTCAGTTGATCCAGAATCTTCAGCCATGCTGCCTTCTCCTCGTAGGTATCTACTTCTATGCTGCCTCTCGGGTCTGCTCCCTTGTGAATGATGAGCAGTTCCTTGTTTCCCCTCTGGTATTCTTCTGCCCACCAGCCAGAGGGGATTTCGTCATTCATCTCCGATGGATGCGGCACCGCTCCTCCGTTTCGGACGATCCTTCTTGAACTTCTCGCCGCTATACTTCAGCAGCGCATATGCGATGCCTTCCGGTCCTGACCTGATCATTTCTCCCTTTGGCATACGACGGAACCTTGAGGTGGTGATTCCCGTCAGCTCCTCGATGGCTCCGTGTACGTTGGGGAGTGACCGAGACACGAGTCTCGCGGCCGCGTCTGCCCACGCAGACAGGTTCGTACCCGCCTTGCCGATGTTGATGTGGACCTGCTGTGGCAGTCCACGCTCATCCTCTACTATGTGGATGAACATGGTGCCATCAGGAGTTTCCACCCTGTACGAGAAGGTTGGGTAAGCTCTTCCCCCGTTCACGATTGTTCCGACTCCTCTTCTTCTTCTTCTCGAGCCTCACGCAGCGCTTCGCGTAGGGTCTCGCGATCGGGTGTGTTCTTCTCGTCGTACTCGTTGAGGATACGGTCGAGTTCCTTGACCTCATCCTCGGTACGGACGCTGGGCTGGTAGCCTACGTCGTCGAGATCGTCGTGGTGCGAATCGAGAACCTTCACCACCTGCTGACGAATCTCTTTGCTCGGGAAAGTTGCATACCCAAGCACACTCTTGAGCTTGCTTGATACGTCCATATACTCCTCATGTTTACTGGTTAAAGATGGTGCTGACCGACTTCAACTTGTTGACGATTGCCGACGACAGCTTGTGCTCGAACTCGATAACCGCTTCACCGACTCCTCCTACTGAAACTGTTTCTGTTTCTTCTATCCGCACCATCGGCTCCTGCACGATCAGCCTGGCGCCGTCATGCGGGCAGCGATAGTCGAGCACGATCCCCATGATTCGAGCGCGGTACCTGCCGGAGCGACCACAGTAGGTACACTTGTATGGGTACGCCTGTACGTCGTTCACTCCTGTAGTTCCCCTAGGACGATGACAGCGGTACCGCTCGCAGGCTGAGGTTTGACCTCAGCAATCTCGTATGTACCGTCGTCGGTTTCGATGGTGATCTCGACATCATCGCCTAGTTCGTCGAGCTGGTTACGAAGCTCCCAGACCTTCACTCGGGCATCACCTCCTTCCGTGTCCATCTTGCTTGTCCACGTTCCAGCCTGAGCTGTTCATGGAAATCGCAGCCTGCTTGACGCACGATCATCTGACGTACACGCTCACCGCTAACACCAAGACGCCTGCCGATCTCCGCAAGACTGTATCCCTTGATAGCGAGACACACAGCTTCAAATCGGCGCGTCATCCTAATCGTGCTAGAATTGTCCGACACAATTTCCTCGCTGTCTCGCGAGTCTCTTCGTCGCCCGGATCACTTACGAGGTCACGAAGCTTGACGTAAAGCTCTGTCGCCATATCTGACAGTGCCTCGTCGTCATGCTTCGGTGGCGAGTATTCACGCCGGACCACGCAGCGCCTCCACAATTTCAACCGCGTAGTCAATCGTTTGCTCGACCGACAGGTTTGTGAAGTGCTTCTTCAGCACCTTTGCCACGGCCTTGATCTTGTCACCCTCGGTCATGGCGTTCCTCTTAGTTTCATAGCGTTCCCCTCAGATCTTTGAGCTTCTTGATGATCTCCAACCCGATACTTGGATCACGCTCCGCGTCGATGCCCTCGACTACCGCGTTGATAGTCTGAAGCTTGGCGTAGAGTAGCTCTTGAATCCAGTCTTCGATCGTTCCCTGCGCCACGAGATAGTAGCTATCGCAGCCGTGCATGTTACTGAGCCTCCCGTATGCGCGCTCCTCTGCTTGCGCGTGTGCGGCAGGCGTCCAGTAGAGGTCTGCGAAGATGACATGGCCTGCGGCTGTGAGGTTCAAGCCGGTCTGACCAGTCATAAGAGAGACCACCAGAAAGTGAACATCGGGGTTGGACTGGAACTCGTTCTCAAGACGAGTACGTTCCTCGAAGGGTGTATCGCCCGTCCAGTAGATCGCCTCGCGACCCAGCCGTATAGCAATCTTGCGGACAACATCCTTGTATTGAGAGAAGATAAGGACCTTCTTGTTGCCGAGCTTTGCGTCCGACGCATCCTGTTCCGTGTCGTACAATTCAGTTGCCAGATCGACCACCGCATCAACCTTATCATGAGCACAGACCTCCTTGAGCTTCCCAATCTCTGCAAGGATTGATGTGATGTTCATCTGTACCTTGTTACCGGCCGCGTCTATCTTCTCGTAGACACCCGCCAGTACCTTCTTATACTGCTCTCTTGCTGAGGGTGACAGCTCGTGAAGGTTGGTGATACGATTGATCGGCGGCAGCTCCGCGACCACATCTTTCTTGAGCCGACGGATCATGATGGGCTTGAGGACTTCACGAAGCTCCTCGGTATTCCTCGCTGTCTTCCCATTGTAGGTATACTGGTAGATGAACTTATCCTCGGACGGGAACAGCTCAGGACGCAGCCAGTTGAGGATCGCCCAATACTCGCCTGGACGATTCAATACCGGCGTTCCTGTGAGAGCGAGACGGTGCTGCGGAGCCAACATACGAACAGCCTTCGACCGATTGCTGTCTGTGTTCTTCGTATAGTGAGCCTCGTCCACGACGATCATGTCGGGCGACGACATGTTGAGCAAGTCAGCCCAGAGATACCGATCTTTCTCCGGCGTGACATGCTTGATTCCCTTCTCGTCTACCGTCTCCTGCTCTGGCACCTTGGTCTTGGCTGCGAGAATGTCATAGTTGATGATGACGTAACGCGGCTTCTTCATCAGCAACGTGGCGACCGCAAACTCGTCAGGTTCCCGACCCCACAATACAGTCGGAACCTGTCCGGTGAGTTGGATGATCTCACGCGACCAATTAGCCTTGAGATGGGCAGGGCAGATAACAACGGTTCTGAGATTGTGCAACTCTGCGTACCCGATTGCTTCCCAAGTTTTTCCAAGTCCCATCTGGTCAGCAACAAGGGCGCGTCCCTTCGAGAGAGCGATAAACTTAATTCCCACTTTCTGAAATGGACGCGGATGGTGACCGTTTCTGAAAGGTACGACAAGGTCCACATCCTGTTGTAAGGCGATGGTGTCCATCTCGGTGCGCCGCTTGATCTCAGCCTCGACCAATTCAAGCGCATCGGGCTTCCAGATCACACCGCGCTCACCCTGGTATCCGTCCAGCTTCTGATACAGACGCCATCCCTCAGTATATGGAATGGTGTAGTACAGCTTCTCACGGAAGTAATCGGCCCCAGGAATGTCCCTGATCAGGTTCGTTGGAGCCATTGGGTGGGCGCTGACCTTGAACTGCTTACCATCAAGCTCGATGAGAAAGTCAGGCGCAGTCTCAAACTTCTTGATCTTCGCCTCGACTCCGATCAGATGAGTGAGCTTGACGTTCTTGAGATTGACGACCTGCTCGCGGAACGCCTTCCAGTATTGTGCAGGAATCCTGTTGACGTTGGCGTAGGCATCGTATTGACGCCCGTATATGCCGCGAAGCAGATTGAGCACGTCCTCGCGAATGTCTGGTAGAACTTTGACATTCACATAGAACATGTCGAAGTCACACGCCCGTATCTCGGTTGGCCGGGCGAGCGCTTCAAGGCGAGCCTTCTCTCTTTCCTCAGCCTCTTTCGCTTCCTTCTCAGCAGCGAGCTTGTTAGCGAGCGCCTGCTTATCCGCTTGAATCTTGCGGTAGGCTGCTCGCTTTTCCTCTAGCTGCCTCGCGAGTTCCTCTCCCTCCTTGCGTAGCCGTTCCAACTCAGCATCCGCATCAGAGATAAGAACTTCCGCGTCTGTGATGTGATCTTCACTTTCGGGCACGGTGTGTGCCTCAGCTCATGGTGGAACGTGCAATATAACACACGCACGGGTGCGTGTCAAGTCTTGACAACGAACTCCAGCTCGATCTCCTCACCAGCATGACGAGCCTCAACGACGCCCGCCGCGAGCACACGACCGAAGGCATCGTACTCAGCTGGACTAGTGTGAAGCTCGCAGACGCGAATACCATCGAAGTACATCTCTGCCCTCGCGTTGTTACCCGCGATCGTCAGATTCTTCACCTGGATCTTCACCCTGTTTCTCCTTGTGGTAATCCTCGATGATCGTGTTCATCAACCAGAGCAGGAACTTCTCTTGCTGTGTTCCCTTGAGATCAGAGTTGATGACTGCATACCTCACGACTTCACGATTCTGATCCGTAGTCTTACGGAGGAACGCTACCTTCTCATCTAACGGGAGATTATCCATCTCCGGTAGGTCAGGATCGTCGTAGATGAGAAGGCAGCGTACCATCTCAGAACTCCCCACCGACGCCGCGACCGCAGAAGCTGTAGTCGCAGCTGCTCATGCTGTACACGATGCCCCAGAATAGCGCGGTGAGGTATACGATCCCGCCGATGATGATGACGAGTGACGGGTCCGGTAACAGGAAACCGCGCCGGTTGGTGATGGGGATGAAAACTCGCATTTACTTTCACCTCCTTCGCCTAGATTTAGGAGGACTACGCTGTGTTACACTGGATTGCCTCCAACTGTTACAGTGACCTCAGTTCCCTGAATCGTGTCTGCTGTGAACAGCGTTTCAGCTTCACTGAGGACACGTTCACAACGATCGAGTGATCGCTTGATTTCTTCCTCGTTGCGTGACTTGCTTGCGAGCACCCTGAGCTTCACGAGCTTCTCCCGAATAAAGCGGAAGGTCTGTCCTCTGCTTTGATTCGGGTTGCTCATATTTACTCCCTAAAGATGAGTGAAGGACCGCCCCAGGCTTGCTCTCTGCCCGATATGTTACCCTGGTACGCCTCGGGCCTAGCGGGCGTCCGCTGGATGCTCATCTTCAGTTGAGCTTACCATTGCTCGCGGTGACGGTCCAATGCACAGGGGCTGGAATCGAACCAGCAACGGCCCGAAGGCTACGGATTTACAGTCCGTCGCGGCCAACCAGTATCCGCATCTCCCTGGCAGAAGCTGGCGCAGGACTTATACAGCAGTCGTGGCTGCTGCAGCCTGGCCAGTCGGAGGAGCTTTTGCGTGGGGCAGGGTTCCTCACACCCAATTTCAGACAGCCCACCACTGACTGAACCTATCCGTTTCTCTCAGCTCTTTCCCGAACCTCTGGCCGCGAACTGAGAGTGTCGTGTCAGTCATGGTGGGCTGTCTGTTCTACGCCGTTCTCGGAAAAGGGAGAACGTTCTCGTTCTTCTGCTGGTCTGCTACCCTCTGCTCGTGGACGCGCCGAGCGAGTCGAGTCTTAGCAATGTCCTTGGCAACGAATGTCGTGCGATTCGCGCCCGGCTCCACCTCGACCACCTCACGCATCCCTGTTGCCTTGTGTACCACCTCGATACGCTCGACATGCCGTACCGAGATCTCCTCGTCGCCTAACATGTGCGGAATCAACTCCGGATCGAAGTTGTACTTCTCCCGCCACCAACGCTTGAAACTGGACTCCCTGTCCAGCACATGCGCCACGAGTTCCACAGCCATAGTGCTGTAGAGCCTCTCGTGCCACACCCTGTCAACTGAGCGTTTCAGTGTGTCCCAGAACGCAGCTTCTCCTGGCCATGCCGGGAGACCGAGAATGATTCTCGCTGTCGGTCCCGGTATGATCTTGACGAAGAAATCACCAGGCCACAGGAACACGCGAAACGCAGTCACCGGCATCGAGGTGTGTTCGTGAGCATACTTGAGAGCGTGCCCATGAACCATCTCCTCGACCTGAGTCAGCGTTAGCTTGGGCTGACTCGTGTCCTCTGCGTCGGCCATTTGGAATAGTCCCTCCCAGGACTGACGGTTGGCCTTATCCGAGCGTTTGGCCTCGTCGTTGTGTCACGGCCATCCTGGGAGGGGATGAGG